TTCTCCAAAGATCTTTTAATCTCTGAATCCTTTTATATTTTCTTATTACAATACATAATAGCATGATTAAAACTATTATAGTACTGATGAGTGCAGCAATCATGCCACACTCGCTTCAACATCAACAACAAACACTTCATAGCCTTTGTCAGTCAATGCATTACAATAACCTGCTAAATACTCAGGCTTAACACTTAATAATGTCTTACAACCTTTGTAACCATTATCATCAAAAACATTTATACATGCATCTACCATTAAGATACCCTCCTATTATTAATGCCACATTTAGTATCACGATACCAGAAGCATGTTTGACCACAATACTTAGGTATATCCCAATTAGAGTTAACCTTAGAACTATCATAGGATACATCTTTACTACAAGTACTACATTTTACAACTTTTACCATTAGGATATCCTCCCATTCCTAGTTAATGGATCATTGTCTCTATCTTCATCAATAGACACCATTTCCCATTGTCCTAAGACTTGTTGGTACACAGGATATAATCTATCCTCTTCAACCATAATATCCTCATTAGATACACCACAACCACATTCTACAATGATATTAATACTACTTTCAGTTGCAGTCTTAACCTCACCACAAACATCACAATCAGAATAACATATTCTCACACTCACCTCGCTTTGCCAATAGGCAGTTATTAGTTTATACAAATATACAATACAGAATTACAATAGTATATGTTAAGTATAAGTTGGTATATAATACTAACACACACACATACACATAAAAGAAAGTAAAGGGGCCGAAGCCCCATTACCATTACATATAACCTTTCAACAATGCATCTATCATGTCCTTAGCTTTATTATCAGACATACCAACAGCTAAACATCTTAGCTCTTGGAGCTCATCAATAAATATTGTCTTAACCTGAGTCTTACCAGGAATCTGACGCTTAAGAACTCTACTATAATTCTGGTAGCCAGCACCAGCATCCTTATAGTCTTCACGATATTGCTTAATAGCATCGTTTACTTCATTAACTATGTTCATGTATCTCTCCTTTATTATGAATTCAATTAAACTATAAATAATTAAATCAAAAATAACTTAATTATGATTATCATAATCCCCCCGATAGGGGGGTATACATAAATAAACAGCAAGCACTAAAATGACATAATTTTCAAAACCTCTTTGATTTTTATCAATTCTAATATTATATTTCGGTACTAGCATTCTAGCGAATATCATCCATGTGACTTTAGCAGAGGTGTAATGGATCAGAAGTTGGGTTGCTGCTTCAAATAGAAGTTTAGGTTTGTCCCCAATAGCTAGTAGAACTGACTCTAATATAAGTTTAAGTATGGGAGTAATAACTGGCTTAATATGAAATTTAGAAGTTAAAATTTAAAATTTCTCTCAGGGCTAGGTCTATCCAAAAGGAGGTTTCATGGCCTTAAAAAAGTATGAATTACAGATATTTTATGATCCAGATACAGATGAGATAGTGCATTTATCAGAAAGGTTTACAGACTGCGATGAATGGAGGATGCTTGTAGATGACGTTGAAGTAGCTATTCCAGAAGAAATGCAAGAATATATCAAGAATCTAGATTTGGACGATATAGGAGTTAGTTAACCGAACCCCTGGCGGGGTACGGAGTCTAAGATGAGACATTATAAGATAAACAGTATAAATCACACTGTATTTGAATCTATCGAGGAAGTGCCGTCAGATATAACTTATCTGGAGGACTGGAGGGATGGTCACATAGGTGATTGGGTAAAGACAGATGATAATTGTGTGATTCAAGTACTGAGAAAAGGCAAGATGATGAAGGCTAAGGGAAAGGTTCGTGAAGTATCTTATATAGGTACTTGTACAGGAACTTTTCTTGTTTCTAATAAAACCAAAATGGATTCTTCTAAGAGGATCAATATATATAGCCTAGGTGGAAACATAGAGAGAAATCAGCGAATAGAAGACAGGCAAAACCTTTCTTCTAAGGAAGAATTATTTGTCCAGTACCTGGCAGCAGGTATCGATGCACGTACAGCGTATCTAAAGGCATTCCCAACGAATGACCCGCACTATGCAGGAGTACGTGCAGGACAACTCATAAAAACAACAAGGATAAAAACTGCTATGAAAGAAGAGCTAAAGCCTATTTTAGAAGAACTCGGTATAAACGAGACTAGTATTCTAAGGAATATAAACCAAATAGCCGAACTTGGTGAAAAGGAAGATACTCGGCTAAAAGCATTATTTAAATTATCAGATATTATGGATTTAGAAGACAAGAACAAAACACAGATTACTCAGGTAACAGGAGCTATGTTTCAAGGATTTACCAAAGAAAAACTAGAAGAAGTCGAGCGTCCCAAGGAATTGAAGAAATAATGGGGTTAGGATATGAATGGGCAGTAGATGTGGGAGCTGTAAAAAGTGACAATCCTATCTACAATTCTGATGAACCAGCGGGTATTTGGTCACGGGACACTAACTTCGTAAGAGGTCTTCAGGATTTAAAAAAAATCAATGCTTACAACTCATTTGTTTCATTTGTCGCTAAATATAATACCTCAGAATTTAAAGATGTTATATATGGAAAAGGGATTCCTGATGTTAAATTAACAGATCAAGACTATATATCTGGAATCATTAATCCTGAAACTGGCTTAAAAGAATTAGGTTCAGGTTTAGTAAACATAGACCCAAAGTTTTTAGATTTAAGTGGCGACACTACAACTGACAATGAAATGATAGAAGCGTTAGGCTTTGCTTTTCAAGATTATGAAAAAAGGGCTATTTTACACGATAGAAATTTAAAAGATAAATATTTAGGCGTTAACAGAGCTGTATCGATTGATAAGACATTTAACCCTGCAAAATTTGTAGGATGGCTAGAAGATAGTCCTCAAATGTATTTTGATGTATTAGCAGCTGCAGAAGAAACACAAGTTGACCCTGTTGCTGTATACTTGGCAACTATGCAAGAAGGTATGGCTGAACGGATAGATGCTCATGAATATAGGAATGATGATCGTTTTGATATGTACATGGATATAGGTCTTGAGGCTGTCTCTGTTGAAGAACAGCATATGTTAGACAGAAACATTTTGAAAAGACCAATAGACTGGTACTCTCAGGACACTAATAAAACTGGAACCAGTAATGAAGACGGCATGGGCTATATCTCAAGCGAAACTTATGCAGATCAAACTTGGAGAGGTACTGCGGGATTATATGTATTAAATAAGGGTTATTTACAACATCAAATAGGAGAAGACGGGGCTCCTGGATTTAAAGACTTAGGGATTGATTTTGACTCTTTGCCCGATGCAACACAATTTTTTTGGATATATTCGGCTATAAATGCTGGTCATTCAGACGCTAAACATCTTTTAAACGCTTATGGGGCAGAGCCTTGGAAAAATGAAGAATTTTTGGAAAGACTTTCTCCCACTAAACTTACCCTAGCCAGTGATCATCGATATGAGGATGCTCAGATGGACCAATGGGGAAATATGTATGCTGAAACTTATTTTGCAAGTGGATGGGCAAAAAGAATGTGGGGCGAACGGGAGATACAAGAATACGAACATCCAAAGGAATATTCTGGCTTTCATGAGTGGATGTTTAATAGTTTAAGAGTTACAATGGCGTATGAAAATATGCAAACATTGAGTCCCTGGGAAGACACTGATATTGATGTAGATAAAAAGGTTTTTAACTTATTAAAATAAAGAGGTAGTATATGGCAGATTATGAACAACCAAAAAAGGCTAAAGGCACACCTAGAGTTGATGATAGCGGAGGATGGGAAGGAGATGGTAGTATAAAAGATCAAAATCTCCAGAAAGTTATGGAAATTGTAGGAGTTGACTCGGCTACAGGTGTAAACGCTAATGATTTTACTAAATGGGGTTATACTAGAGGCCAAATTCAAGAGATTGAGTTTATGAAGACAGATATTAACAGATTAATGGCTAATATTACGAAAAAAACATATGACAATGAGGTAGATTATCTTGATGACTTAGATGCTCTTCAAGCTTATTTCAAAAAATTCGTTGTTGGTGATGGGAAGGCCTTTACTCCTGGAAAATATGACAAGGAGATGAGGGATGCCGCTGAAACATTTAAAATGCATAGTAAATTTTGGCTAGAGCCTGGTAGTTCTGGTAAAGTTTTAAGTCCTTTTGATGTTATGGAGGAATGGGCAAGAAGCATGTATGATCAAAGAGTTACAAAAGGAGCTATGCCTAGAAGCTTAGATAGTCGAAGATTATCGGCAGAAGAGGGGGCTGAGCGACTAAAAATGTATGAATCAGGTAGCTTAGATTCTAACACTGAATACTAATTGGCTAATATAAATACACAAAATGTATCTAAGGCTGAAGAAGACTTACTTTTAGCTAGTAAGGATATGATAGCATTTGGTAAGCTTTTTTTACCTGACGATTTTATGAGGTCTGAAAGTCCCTTCTTTCATTATGAAGTAGGAGACGCTGTTTCAGATCAAAGCATTAGACAGTTAGCTGTTATATTGCCTCGTGGCCATGGAAAGACAGTATTGACTAAGTGCAATATAATGCAAGATTTTTGTTTTAGCAAAGACCCATTGTTTTACGGATGGGTCGCTGCAAGTAGTAAGATATCTGTACCTAATTTAGATTATATAAAATATCATTTTGAATATAATGATAAAATAAGGTATTATTTTGGAGATCAAAAGGGGAGAAAATGGACAGAAGATGACATGGAGCTTAAAAATGGTACGAAACTTATATCTAAGTCTAATCTCT